TGCTATAGGTGCATTTGATGAATCCTGGGCAGAACCAATCGCCATAAACTCAGCTGAATACCCACACAATAAAGTGACAGAAACTGAGTCTGGACACGTTATGGAAATGGACGACACTCCATTAATGGAGCGTGTTCATATTGCCCATCGAGCTGGCAGTTTTCTTGAATACTATCCTAGCGGAACAAAGGTCGAAAAAATTGTAAAAAATAACTACAAACTGGTTATGAGCGACGATCATATCTATGTTGCTGGTAAGGTTAATATCGTATTAGAATCGAATACAAATATTCGCATTGTTGGTGACTGTAATTTGCAGGTTGAAAACGATTTAAATGCGAAAATCAGCGGTAATGTAAACTTCTCTGTTGCAGATGCATTTAATATCAAAGCGAATACTTTAAAGTTTGATATTGCTCAAACTTCTACAATAATGGCAGCAACTCATAGTTCCTCAGGTTCTTCGCTAAAATTGTCTGCTCCACCAAAACGGGGCACTCCAACCAATGCGCAGAAGTATCTAGAGGGCGATAGGATCGTACGATTAGCTGATTTTATTAACATCGACAATAATAAAACTCTAGAAAAGTTTATGGAAAATCCATACAACTATCCGTCAAGATACACAAACGTTAAGAGATATATTGCACCAGCTGCTAAATCGGGCTCAGATTTAATCTATAAAAATATTATTGGTGAAAGTCTCATATTAATAAATGAGACTGCAAATATAAAGAGTTGGCTGGATAAACAACTATCAGCGGCTTCATATGGATATTGGCGCGAAACAGGCATCGAATTAACTGGAACTATTCAACCATCAAACCATAATATTATAGATCTATGGCGAAATTTAGGCTTTACCAAAGAATATTGGACGTTAAGCGATCAAACCAATTGGGCTATTGCGTTTGTAAACTTTGGTTTAAAACAGAATGGTTATCGTTATGTCCAAACACCAAACCCCAAAGACCTCGAAATTCGTATCGACGACTATCGCTTTACGCGCATTAAAATAGAAGATGCTGCAGCAGGCGACGTTGTGTTATGGGCTAACGATCATGCTAATTTTGTTTACGAAAATATCGGTGGTGTTCTAAGGTTTGTTGGTGGCGCACAGCCACCATTAGAAAGTCTAGACATCGGTGACGGTCGTATCGGCGACGTATCGGCAGTCACTGATGGTGGATGTCCAATCGTAGCAATACTTCGTCCATCTAAGACCTAAATAACGGATAGAGGAACCGTAAATGGAAAGAACAGCGCGTGTTTATTCTGATCTTGATTTAAAGTTCAGTAAACATCCAGTCACCAAAGATGTGACCATTAAAACAAACGAATATGCGATCGCTGCATCAGTCAGAAACATTATTATGACTAACTTCGGCGAACGACGTTTTTCGCCGAAGTTTGGCAGCGACGTTTTTTCTCAGCTGTTTGAACCTCTAGACGACATGACGGCTATGAACATAAAAGAAGAAATTATGACCAGCCTTACAAACTACGAACCAAGAGTTAAAATAGATTTTGTAAACGTTGTTCCAAATTTCAGCCTAGATGGTTTTGATGTCACGATTAAATTTTTCTTGTTAAACTCTATAAAGCCTATCACAACGGCTTTGTTTTTGCAAAGGTTAAGATAAAATGGCTAATGTAGAAAGCAAACTAGTAATATCAGAGCCAGACTTCTTCTCAATTAAGTCTAGCCTCAAGAATTTTCTCAAATCGCAGACTACCTTTGCAGATTACGACTTCGAAGGCTCAACTTTATCGCAGTTGATCGATTTGTTAGCATATAACACTCATTATCTTTCGTTCTATATGAACATGATTGCTAACGAGTCGTTTTTGGATACTGCTTCACTGAGAGATTCTGTAGTATCGCACGCTAGAATGCTTGGGTACACCCCATCATCAGTTCGCAGCGCCAAAGCGCGCATCGATCTTAGATTCACACAAGCTGCCAACCCTAGTATTTCTGGCATTACATCGCTAACGATTCCTAAATTTACCAAATTTGCTTCATCAGCTGTTGATGGGATCAACTACACATTCACGAATATTGATGAAGTCACAGTAACAAAAGCAAACACCGAGTTTTTATTTGCTGATCTAGAAATTTATGAGGGTACACCTACATCGCAAGTATTCGTTTACAGCGAGCAATTGAACCCACTTCAAGAATTTAAACTCACTGACCCTAACATTGATACATCTACCATAGAAGTAATCGTACAAACATCTGCAGGCGATTTGACGCAACAAACATTTACACTTGCATCAGATGCAACAGTATTAAACGCGAACAGCGCAGCCTATTTCCTAGATGAAACTACTGGTGGTGGTTATAAGATTTATTTTGGTAGCGATGTTTTGGGTAAGAAATTAGATGATGGCAATATTGTTGTTATCTCATATGTCATTACAAACGGTAAATCAGCAAACAAAGCAACATCGTTTAAACTCTTAGATTCTGTTGGCGGCTTAACAGAAGCAACGATTGTTGTCGAACAGGTTGCTGCTGGTGGTGCTGATATCGAATCAATTGAATCAATTAAAGCATTAGCACCAAAAACATATGCATCAAATGGACGCGCTGTTACAAAGAATGATTATATTGCTTTGATTCAACAACGTTATCCCTCATTCGAAGCTGTTAACGTTTGGGGCGGAGAAGAAAACATCCCACCAGTTTATGGTAAGGTGTTTATCTCAGCTAAACCATCAGCAGGATATGAAATTTCAAGAACTGAAAAGGATTACATTGTTAACGAAATTATTAATCCTATTAGCATTTTAACTGTTACGCCAGAGTTTGTTGACCCTGACTTTAATTTCTTAAATTTAAATGTTCGTGTTACTTACGATCCAACAGCAACGACATTAACACCAGGCGAAATATCATCATTAGTTCGTACAAGAATTAATAACTATGCCAACACGAATCTTGACCAATTTAATTCTTACTTTAAAATCTCAAGATTGATGCACGAAGTTGATATGGCTCACCCATCTATCGTCAGTAATGACGTTGATGTTAAAATTGAAAAGCGTTTGACGCCAATTCTAGGCACATCAAGAAATTACGTTGTAAATTTCTTCACTGAACTCAAGAGATCTACAGGCACAGATCGTATTACCTCTAGCCCTGCATATACTGCTTATGATAATGAAGGCGTGTTGCGCGAATTTTTCTTCGAAGAAGTGCCGCTTTCTTCAACTGGTGTTTCTTCAGTTCAAGTTGTATTGGGCGGTTCAGGTCTAACATTCACACCTAGATTACAAGTTGTTGGAGATGGTATCGGTGCTGAATTGTCAGCTGTGGTGACGAATGGTAAAGTTACTTCTGTGATTGTTAACAAACAAGGATCTGACTATTCAACAGCTGCAATTAGAGCATACGATCTAGATGATAATGTGATAAGCAACGTTATCCTTAAACCATTGATCGAAAACACAACAGGTAAACTTAGATCATATTACTTTGACAATAATAATATTAAAGTTATTTACTCTGATTCAGCAGGTATTATTGACTATCTAAATGGCACAATCACTTTAACACAATTTAGACCATTAGACGTAAAAGATAGTTTCAAGATATTAAAGTTTTATGCAACACCAAAGAACACATTGTTTAATTCTGCAAGAAACACAATTATTACTTTGGATATTGACAATCAATCACAAGTTTCAATTGATGTTATTAGAGTAACCTAATATGTCAAGTTTGAATAGAGTTTCTACATTAGTAAATTCGCAGCTGCCTGAGTTTATTCGCTCAGACTATCCTGTATTTGTTGAGTTTTTAGAAAAGTATTATGAGTTTTTAGAGCAGCCTGGTAATCCTGTTTATGAATTAAAAACTTTCCAGGACAATTACAATGTTGATCTTACTCGCGAAAGTTTACTGAAGTATTTTAGAACTAAAATTCTACCTTCATTCCCTGAAGAAACTGAACTTACAACCGAAAGAATCATAAAATCAGCAAGAGATTTTTATTCTAAGAAAGGCACACCAGATTCTTTTGAGTATTTGTTCCGCGTTCTTTATGGGAAAGACCTAGATATCTATTTTCCGAAATTACAAATCTTGAAGGCATCAGATGGTAAGTGGGTTTTACCACAAGCATTTAGATTGACTTCATCTGCTATCAATGAAACAGTAAACTTAAACTTACTCAAAAACCAAAAAGGTACTGGATCGATTTCACGCGCCACGTGTATTATTGAAAGAGCATATAAGACGATCGACGTTGGTACTAATAATGAGATTTTTGAAATTTATGTTTCAAGTATTACTCGCGCATTTAATAACGGCGAAACATTAGAAATTCCATACATTGACGCGAACGGTGTTACACAAACGTTCAGCGAAACAATTATCGGAAGTTTATCGAATATTAAAATTAATCCTCGTAGAAGAGGAAAGCGATATTTTACAGGCGATCCAGTTGTAATCAATGGCGGTCAAAATTTATTATCATCTACAAGACAAAAAGCAGTAGCAGTTGTTGGCAACGTTACTTCGGCGTCTATTGATACTGTTACAATTGTAAAGAAAGGTTATGGATTTAGAACTTTCCCTAATTCTTATATCGACATCATAACAGCGAACCCAGTCACTGGTCTGTTAGACGGTACTGGTAATGGATCATTGGCAAACATTACAATCAATAGTCTCGAGGCTGGTGCTAATATTGTGGTTGATTATGTAACAGATTCTATTTACAACAAATATGATATTGCTATAAACGAATTAAACTTCGACTTTTCGAATACTGGAATGACCGATACGTTTTTTGCGGCAACGAGTGGTTCAACAAAGACCACAGTAAACATTGCAAATACACCATCAATTAATTCTTCTAACGATTATTATAACACTAGATTACTTCGTGTATTGTCTGGCACTGGTTCCGATGGATCTGGCGCCAAAATTAACACTGTTGTGATTGCTCAATATGTTGGCGCAAATACTATGGCGCTCTTAAATGCCAAAACATCTATTATTGGAACAGTAAATATTTCAGGAACCGAAGTTGTTGGCAATACAACATATCCAAGCACAACTTTCTTTACGAGTGGTACACCAGGATTTTACAATTATCTAACAGCTGGTAAAGATATTGAAATCAATGGTGAACTTAGAACCATTGCTGCTATTACCAATGCCAACCACCTCACTGTAACATCAGCATTTTCTTCGCCAGCAACTAATAAACAATTAAATGCGAATTCAACATTGACATCTACACTGGATGCAACAAGTAATCTAAAGATGTCAGCAGCTTTAGATACATCACTCGGAACATCATTCAGTTTCGAAACGCTAAATCTCGCGCCAATTTATACAACAGTTATTG